TCCTTTAGCCATTTGTAATATGTGCTTCTAGGTATATCTGCTTTCTTACAAGCTACTGTAACAACACCTAAACTTTGTTCTAGTGCAGCTAATAGTGATTCCTTTTTTATGTGTCTACTTTCGTTCATATTATTTGTCAAACCCATTTAATGGATAAAAAATTAAACTATTTCTGTATGCTTCTTTATTCTGCATAATTATCTTTGTAACTCCGTGAATGTTATACCAAGCAGGATAAACTAAAATACTGTTATTTGATTGCTCAAATGTATGATTAAAATCGGGTACACATAATGCTCCACCTTTAGTATCTTTCCTTTTGGTTAATATTACATTTACTGTATTTTTTAAATTACCCCTATCTTGATGAAATGGTGCAGCTATATTATAATTAGATATACTACTTGTAAATAATTCTCCAAATCTATATTTAGGCAACGTGGTTTCTTCTATTAGTTTTTTTTGCGATTCATATTGTTGTGGCATATATTTCTTGATTAATTTCTCTGATTCCTTACAAGTTAATAACATTGCTTTGATAAATGTTCTTGCCTTTTTATTTGTGTGTACTGCTGATACAGAATTGTAAGGTCTGCGTAAGTGTGGCTTTGCTAAAACCCCACCTAGTATGGTAGACATTTGAACAGTATTTCTTGCTTTAGCTTCTGCTCTACTTATACCATATTTTTTCTGCATTTCGTAAACATCAGAACGTTCTAGTAAAGACTTTGGAACATTTTTACTTAGAAATTCATTGTTGGCTATATTTAAATATTGATTTAATTTATCGGGTAGTTCTGTTAAATAAAAACCAATAACCTTGCCATCATACTCTAATAAACAACTTTCAGTAACTGTCGGTGGAACATAATCACATTTTGAGCCAATCTTTACGTTATGTTCGTTTAGTTCTAATTTTAGTGTTTTCATATTAGTATTTCGTTTTTTCTTTTTGTGTTTAGCTTAATTTTATTACCCCACTTTGATTTTAAAATCATTATATTTTTTTGTTCTTCTTTGTCATTTCTAATATCAACTGCACCTCCTGCGTTAGAATAATGCTGAAATGTAAATAAATATTTTTGATACCTTAAAACTTTAGCTTTTTGTATGTGTTGTAAAGTAAAATCATAATCTTCCTTTAAAGTTAGTTGATTATCAAACCTTAATTCATTTGGCTTAACGAATAACATATCTCCAATACAAAACTTATTCTCTACAACTATTTTATTAGCAAAGAAAAAATTATCTGTTGGTGGAACACCCATTAAGTAAACTCCATTTATTTTTTTAAACTTACCTACGATATCTTCTATTGCTTCATCTAAAGGTACTGTTCTTTTTTTTACAAAATTTTTATTTGTTGTTACCTTTTTTATATCATCACTAAGTTGAATACAAATAGAGTTATTTTTAAATGAATGTTCGAGTGCAAAATTTCTACTATCCATTAGGTTTCCCGTATTGTAAACTTCCTTACAACCATTTTGTTCATATAATTTTTTTTGACCATTTTTAACACAAAAGATATATTTTTCTTTTTGTTCATCATTGAATGGTAAATCATTATATCTATTAGCACTAATCACATAAACTTTATGATTCATAATTTTTTAATGCGTTTAAAAATAGTTCAGACATATCAACGCCAATAGTTTTTAATTTATCAATATAAGGTCTAACATCTTTTTCGTATTGTTCTGTTGGGTATTCAAGTATAACTGATTTTTTAGTTTGGTCGTATAAATTATCAATTTTTTCTTCTAAATCAATTTCATCTAAAACGCTATAATCGATTTCTTCTTCGGGTTGCCAAACATCTAATCCCCAATCTTTCAATTCAACGTTGTCAAATGTATTTGCTAAAATATCCCAATCCCATTCCCCAAAGCCTACATTGTCTTTAATAATAAATTCCTGTGCCTGTTTGTCTGTTAAATCTTCTGCCTGTATAATATAGACTTCTTTCAAACCAACTTCCTTACAAGCCTTGTAACGCATATTACCACCTAAGATAATATTATCTTTGTCTACCACTATTGGTCTAAGTTTTAGCATCTCGGGAAAATCCTTTACACTTTTAACAAGTTTTTCAAATTTATACTTGTTGATGCTTCTAGGATTATTTTCGTTTTCGTTGATTGATGATATACTTACCTTTTCTATTTTTGCTTTAATCATTGTTAATATTTTTTTCTAAGATACAAAAAATTTATTTTCTGTATATTTTTGTAATTACTAATTGAAATACCCCAAAGTAAATAACAATATCTTCTTCGTATATTTCTTCATCTTCAAAGGGGTAATGTCTGATACCAAATAAAACCCCTTTAAAAAATCCAACTTTAATTTCATAACGTAATAATTCCATAATAATGTATTTCTATTATAACGTAATAAAATATAAATCTGTTATTCCCAATCTTCGGGAAATAGAATTTTACCTATTTGTTTTCCTAATCCTGCTACTATTAATGCAATCATAATCCAACCTAATGCTTCTACTATCATAATTTAATTATTTTAATTATTACCAATGCATACCATCCATAGATGTACTGCTTTCTATTACTTGACATTTATCTTTACTTTTCCAATTCCAACTTTGTTTCCATAAACTTACCTTTTCAATAATTTCATTTAGTTTATCTTTTGGTATGTCGTGTAACACATTCATAATTGGGTCGTTCTTTACCTTTTTTCTTAAATCTAAATACTTTCTTTCAAAGTTATCACATTTCCCCTGCAGGTAATGTATCTTGTCTATCTCATCGTAATTTAATTCACTTTTAAAATTAAAGGTATCTTCTATTTCTTGTAGAGATTTATTATACATTTTATATGTTTCATAATTTTTAACCAAATGAATTACAGTTGCGTGATTCATAGTCTTACCCATTGATTCAAAATAATATGCAATATTAGTCCACCTCATCCCTAGCTTTTCTCTAAGGATATAACAAACCAATGCTCTTAACTCTACATAGTTTCTTTGCCTAGTGTTTAAAAATATATCAACTCCTGTCATTTCAACTACTCCCTCTGCTACTTTTTTATAATTTCTATCCATTTTTATTTCTTAAAATTTGTATTTCTCGTTGTAAATAATCTTTTGCTTTTAATAAGTCTCCTAGTTCGTCTTTCTTTTTTCCTGCTCTAACTACATATTTTACAATATTACCTCTGTTAAAATTAAGAGAGTAATCGTTACATACGTCTATAATATCGTAATCTTTTCCGTTATCGTAATGTATTTGCGTTGCTTTCATTCAGTTAATAGTTTTAAAAGGTTATAGCATTCAGTATATTTCTGTCTTGCTTTGCCCTTATATTCTTGTTTAAATAATTGGTAAAGTTTTTTAGTATATTGGTATTTAGTGTGACAATCTTCATAATACTTTTCTGCAAACCTTTTTCCTTTTCCTTTAAAGTAATTTACATTGTCTGCAGTATCTCCCATTATCATTTGCTCATAAAAATTATACATAGCTTCATCTTCTGATATATCTAGTACTTCTTTGTGCTTGTAATGATAGTTGTACATTAAGCAAGGGAATTGTTTGTAATCTTTGTCGATTGATACAATCATAACTTCATCCCTACCAATATCTTCTGATATCTTTTTCCAATACCTTGCAACCATATCGTCTGTTTCAACTCCATAACCCACAACACTATCGTAATGGCTTTTTACAAAATCGTGCATTTCGTGTAATAGTGGAGGTAATTCCTGCTTCTTTCTATTTGCTTTGTATTTCTTTGTAATTAGCTTTCTAAAGTTTCCTCTAGAACCATTAAATGTAATTACCTTGTCAATGTTATAAAGTTCCTCTAAGTGGTTTACAATAGCCATATACTGCTCATCAAACTTGTTTCTTGCGTCAGATATATTCGTGTAATACTTTTCATCTTCGGGATGTTCTCTTTTCTTGTAACAACTTGCAAATATTAAACTATCTGCATCTACTAATAATATCATAATATATCTTGTATTGCCCCATCAATATACATTATTGCATTTTGACAAGTGTTATCTTCTATTTCTCCATTTTCAATATCATCTAAAGCATTTATGTAAATATACCTTATTTGTCTTTCTAACATAGGAAACTCTGCTATTGACTTCATACAATGCCTAGCTAAGTCTCCAATGTTTACTTTTTTATTCTCTGTCATATTGTGAAAAATTTATTTGTAAATAATTTCTTAAATCTGACTTTTCTTTTATTCTAAACTTAATTGTTATGTCAGTTATATTTTTATCCTTGTCTGTTTTGGATTCGATTACCGTCTTTACCTTATCCCATAATGCTTTATTGACTTTCATACAATATGTAAGTCTAATACATCAGCGACATAGTTAATATGCTTCTGTGTGGTCTGTGAAAAACGACCTAATTGATACAATTTGTCATTTGATATAGTTGCAACGTGTGTTGCGTAACTCCAAACTTGATTGCCTTTAATTATTAAATTTTGCTGATACTTTTCAAATCTATACATTTGTTCTGCTTTTTAAATTTTATATAATCTATTTTCTCTAACCCATATTTTTTGACCTACATAGGGAGGATGAGAATAAATACAATATTCTTTTTTAACCCAACCCTTGTCTGTTTTAAAACTCCATAAGTTTATTTCGAGTATTTCTAATTTTATTCTTTTAACATCCGTTTCGTACAAATCCATATTACCTATATTTATTACCGATTTCAAAACCTTTATTTAAACCTCTATTAAACTCTTCAGTTGCTAGATTACACATAATATCGTTAAGTTCGAGAAATTGCTCTGTAGATAAGTTTAAATTCAATGCATTTTTTCTTGCAAATGCTTTTTCTAAATTTGATTTTTTTGTTTCTGTTGCCATTTTTTCTGTTTTTAAGTTTAAAATAATTTTGCGTTTGTTCCCGTATTTAAAAATTTATTTGCTTTGGGTAAACAACCCTTTTCAATAATTTCATCAAGTTGTTGTGGTGTAAAAGTAAATTTCGACATATTCCACTCGTATGTTTTTGTAGTGTAAACAAAAATTTGAGAACGACTCCATTCTTTTATCTCTGTAATTTCTCCACATACCGAGCCACCGTTATCATAATGCCATCCTTCTGCTGATAAGTTTTTACCTATTAAACTCTCGTACTTTTTTAAATCTAAATTTTCCATCTGTTCTGTTTTATTTATCCGTTGTATTTTAAATATAATTCATCATTAGTTAAATCTTGGTCTAAACAGTCATTAGCAAATATAGCATCCTCAATAGCTTGCCCTCTTTGACTATAACCATCCCACCCATTTAGAGACTGCCTATGTAATGGTAATTGTTCTTTTGGTGCTTTAAACCAATCTTGTGAAAGTAGCCAATTTTGATACGATAATGGTGTATTTTTAAATTGTTTTCCTTTGTGTTTTCCAAATTTTAATGTCATCTTGTTCTGTTTTTTAAAATTTATTTAAATTGTTTCTATTTCTACTTGCTCTAATTCAAAAATACCATTATCACCAAAAAAAACGATAGTAATTCCATCATTCCATTTATCTATTCTAACACTTCCATTTTCCCACATTTCTAAATCTGTAAAAATATTGTTGTGCTTTTCTTCAAGCCAATGTAATAATCTATCCTTGATGTTTTCTTGATTTAAATTAACATTTACTAAAGTTCCTTGTCTGTTTTGCATTTGAAATAATGTAGTCATCTGTTCTGTTTTTAATGGGGGTTTTTACACCCCCCGATTTGTATTAATATTCTTTTACTTGTTACTTGATATTGCTATACTCACACATTTTATAATAGATATATCAAAGTTAGTATATATAACATATGCTAGTTGCATTTCTACTTTAGACATTGTTACTGTTAATAAATTTTGTGCTTCTTTTGAAAATTCTAAATAATTCATTTTGTTCTGTTTTTTAAATTAAACTTGAACGAATATAAAACAAATTACTTAATTAACAAAAAAATTTAATAAGTTTTTTTAAGAAATATTAATATTTATTATACTAGCATCGTTTTCTTCTAGTAAATAAACATCTTTAAGAAGTCTTTTTTTTGTCCACATTGTAGTATCAGGACAATATTTTTTTACAGGCTTTGGCATTTGTAGATTATTTAGCCAATATAAAAAGTTGCCTTTTGGGTCATTAACAAAATATAATTTAATTACATCTTTATCTAATGACATCAAGGCATCGTACTTGTCTTTTTCAAGCATTTTCTGTTCGTAGTAGGTTTTACGAAACTTCATTTCAATAACGCA